CCGCTAAATCCGCTTCCTTGAAGAGGGTGGATATGGTCAACATGATGCTGAATGCCGGTCTGCGTGGTTATAGCAACCGCGACATCATACATTTCCTGTATTTGCGCCAGTTCAATAGCTGATAGCCACGAAGGCATGGCATTTAATTGCATAGCCCTGCGCTTTGCATTCCAAGCGTATTTTGTGGCTCTATTTTGATTTACCCATTTATATACATATTCTCTCTTTTTTTCGCGATTTTTTTTGTCCCATTTTTTACATGCTGCAATATGTTTTTCTTTATTTTCAGCATAATAACGTTTACTTTTTTCTTTTAATTTATCTCTGTTTTTTTCCGCCCAATTATTTTTTGAAAAACGGTCACGCTCCCTATTGGAAGCCCTCCATTCCTTCATTTTGATGCGGGTGCAGTCAAGGCAAGCGTAGGTCAACCCATCCTTGGCGCTTGACAGGCAACCGAATGCGTCAAGCTGCTTCGCAGCTTGGCATTTACAGCATGTCTTCAAGCCTGTCGTCATAATGCACCCCGCGTTGCGCGCAGACTACCACCTTCAGGCTGTGTTTGCCATCTTGGTCGCCTGAAGCTCAACCTCTGCGACGCGGCGGCCCCACCCCCGACCGTAAGTCTTCCACCTCGGCAGGCGTTTGAGAAAGTCGAGGCGGGTGGAGCAGAGCGCGTCAATCATCTTGTCCGGCGGGCAGGCGCTGATTGCCTCAAGGGACTTCGGCCCAATGATGCCATCTTCCAGTACACCGGCAATCCTCTGCATGTAGCGCGCCGCGCGGGAGACGCCGCTGTTTACGGCGAGGTCAAAGGCCGCGTGATCAACGCCGGAGGGGAGGCGGTCGCCGCCAATCTTGTCCCAATATTTGGCCTTGTAGAAGGGCTTCACCATGTCCCTTGTCAGGGCAATCATGCTGCGCTCCGACACGGGGTGGCCGACGTAGTCCTCCCACGCGCGCTGCGTCACGCCCATGTTTGTAGCGCCGCCCGGATCTCGCGGGTCGTTGACGTAGCCGCCCTCGTGGGACAGCACCATTTTGAATGAGGCGTCAAAGTTGCCCTTCATTTGGACGCCACTCCCTTGACTTTCTCCAGCGTGCGAAGCCCACCCATTCCGAGTAGGGCGAAGACCAGCTCCCATAGCATCCCATCGAGCTTGGGCGGGGCCGCCAGCGTGATGTGCAGGCTGGTGGCTACCCACATCAGCAGAGGCGCTGCAACGTACTGGTAGGCCAGCGCAGCGCCGCAGACCCAGCCGATGAAGGGACGCCAGCCGGAGACGAACAGGTTCGGGTTGGCCGCCTCAACGACGTTGACGTCGGTCTGGCTCTTGTCCCACGCCTGAAGGCTGGACCGCAGCTCGCCCTCCGCCTTGGCCTTGGCCTGCGGATCTGGGACGAACTTATCTAAGACACGTAAAGCCGCCGCGATGGCGTCGTCGATGCCGAATGCCATTACTTGTCCGCCTTTGCGTCTAGCTTGTCATCAATGCGTTGAAGCATGTCTTCAATGCGTTTCATCCGTGCGTCAAGATCCACGCGGGAAACGTAATTTTTTGGCAGGTCGATCTCGATCCGGTGAATGTCGTCGCGCAGTTCCTTCACCGCGCCCCATAATTCGCGGGCCAGCCAGCCCACGACTGAGAGGGTGATGCCCCCAGCGATATTGATAAGCGTCTGGGGTTCCATTGTGCGCGCTCCAAGCGAAGATTATTCAGCCACAGGGGCGGGATCGACAGCCACAATGGGGGTCTGAGCCGCAATCTGCGCCTCGCCGTCAGCCTTGATCTTGGCGACCAAGGTCTGGACTTCGGCGTAGGGCCGCTGCCCAAGGGCATTGAGGATTGCGTTGACCTCTTCCACCGAAAACTTGAAGTTCAGTTCCATGTTCTTCCCTCTTCAAAAGCCCAACCATTGGGCGGTTTATTTCTACCCGCTACGACAAAAGCCCCCGTGCCAGTGGACGTGAAGCTATCAAGGACACGGTCTGCGGTGATAAAAGCCATTAAATTTACCCCGTAGACATCCAAGACAATGTAGTCTCATCCCATGTATTTATTTTGTTATTTTTAGGCATTGGGGTGGGGGGTGTCCAAACATTGTCAATCAATGTCCATGATGGATAAGGTTGTGGTGCGGTAAACGTGCCATTAGCATAAGTCCATCCCGGACTAGCAGTTTCTGTTTCAACGGCGACAATATGCTCGTCAAAACCGGGAACAGGGTTGCCGGGGGCGTTCTCATACTCAATGAGATTAATTACATCTTGCCCGTTAATGATTGCATACTTTTTCATTTGCAACCTCAGTAGTTGTAGTGTTCTTCAATGATAATGTACCCAGACCCACCAGCGCCGCCAGCGTATGCACTTGCGCCAGCAACGCCAGCCGTGCCCGCCGCCCCAACAGCATAACTGTATGATGCGGAAGGCGAGGCAATGATTACATCTATAAATCCACCCGCGCCGCCGCCACCACCTGATCCAGCTTGCGTTCCGTTTGCTTGAGGACCCCCGGCTCCGCCGCCGCCGCCACCAGAATTAGCTGTTGCGGCAATACCCGCAGCGACCGCCGCGCCGCCGCCCCCAGCGCCTCCAAAAGAAGTAACGCCGCCGGAACCGCCAACACCGTATGTCGCATTTACAGGATAGGCAATTCCGCCATTTCCTGTTGCGCCAGCGATACTTATTCCCGTTGCGCCTGACCCAACAGAAACAGTACCGCCAGTACCGGGAGTACCATATCCAGAACCGCCTACGCCGCCGTTTGCAGTTAAAAAAGAAGTTCCAAATGTGGTGTTACCGCCCGTTCCAGCACTAGCGGGAGGAGCGCCGCCAGACGCGTACGAACCATGTCCGCCTCCGCCGCCGCCAACCATACGGATGCGTACCCATTTAACGCCAGAAGGAAGTGTGTAAGTTCCTGAACCAGAAGTAAAAATTTGTTGGGTTGGCGCAGTTGTGCTTTGGTTAGCCGCAGCGGCGCTGGTCCAAGCTGTTCCGTTGCTTATCAAAAAGTTTCCCGATGACCCAGAAGATGTAAGCCCAGTTCCGCCGTTAGCACCCGGCAGAACTCCCGTGACGCCAGCGGTGAGAGAAACCTGACCCCAAGAGGGCGCGGCGCTCGTTGTCGCGATGAGAACCTGACCCGTAGTTCCGGCTGCGGTATTGCCCATAGCCGTCGTAGACGAACCATAGACAACGCCGTATTGGGTGAGGGCGGTTGATTGTCCTGTGCCGCCGTTAGCGACCGGAAGTGTCCCCGTGACGCCAGTGCCGAGGGGAACCTGACCCCAAGAAGGTGCATTACTCGTTGTCGCAATGAGAACTTGACCCGTGGTTCCTGCTGCGGTTGAGGCGGGAGACGCGCCCGCACCGCCGCCATACACGACGCCATTGAGCGTCAGCGCCGCAGAGGATGCCCAAGCTGACGCGCTGCTGAAGTATGGAATGCCGCCAGACGTCCCGGCAACGGCCAGTGTGTAGGTGCCGGAACTCGTAATTGGCGAGGCCGTCCCGCTGTTGGAGAGGATACCGCCAGCACCCGTCGCAACGGTCAGGCCTACGCTGGTGACAGAACCAACTCCGGCAGCGACCCAACTCGTGACGCCCGTGCCATCAGTGGACAGCACATTGGTGCTGCTACCCGCCGAAACAGGCAGCGTCAGGGTCCACGCGGCGGAAGCGGACGCGCTGGACTGGATAGTTGTGGCGCGGGCTGCGACGTTCGTGTTGGCAAGGACGAGCGATCCAGCCGTTGTGCTCTGCACACCAAGCGTCAGAGCACCGCCGTTGATCGTGGCGTTGGCGTTGCCTGAAACCGTAGTGCCTGTCGCGGCGTAGTAGGTGATCTGCCCCGATGTTCCAGAATTGACTGTGCCGCTGCCAGTCGGCGTTGCCCAAGTCCCATCGCCGCGCCAGAAAGTGGAAGCGGTCGCACTTGTGCCGGAATTGAGATTGGTGACGGGAAGATTGCCGGTGACGCCCGTTAAAAGTGAGACCTGACCCCAAGTGGGAGCGGAGCCAGTTGTCGCGAGGAGAGCTTGACCTGTAGTCCCGGCTGCGGTCGTGCCCATGGCCGTCGCGGATGAGCCATAGATGATGCCATATTGGGTGAGGGCGGTTGATTGCCCTGTGCCACCGTTAGCGACAGCCAGCGTTCCAGCCAGCGTGATCGTCCCCGCGCCGATAATTGGGCCACCGCTTGTTGTCAGTCCGGTCGTTCCGCCGCTAACATCTACGCTGGTGACTGTGCCCGCACCAGCAACAATCTGCCATGATCCGTCGCCACGGAGGAATGTGCCCGCATTTGGGGTCCCCGTAGCAGAGATCCCCCCCACTGGAAGGTTTGTACCATTTGCCAACCCAATGGATGCAGGGGTGCCGGTCGCATTCGTCAAAACGAGCGACGAGGGCGTTCCGCCCGCGCCATTGAGCAAAACCATTGAGCCGTTCGTGCCGGTCGCGATCTGGATTGCGTTCAATACGCCGGTTCCGTAGGGGAACTGCCCGAGAGTTCCCGACGGGCTGACGTACAGGGCGTTGTTGGCAGTTCCGCCCGAAACTGCGCCGCCAATCGTGACTACGGGCGCGGGAAGGGTCGAGGACGTGAAGGACACGAGCTGGTTGACGGTCAGGCGGACGGTGGCGCTCGACTGAACCGCCGGGATCTGCTCCGTCCCGTTGATGGAGACGGCCAGAGGCAGGTTGGTGATGGTTGTGTTTGCCATTTTAGACGCCCGCCTGCGGTATCTGCGCGTAATTGTAGGGTAGGCCGACCTTCGTCGTCAGAACCTTCGTCGTACCAGTCAGGATCGACCCCGCAGCTATAGCAGAATTGGTCATGTAAGTGAATGCAGTGGCCGTCGTGACGGTAACCGAGTAGAAGCCGTCGGCAACTTTGTTCGTCGTACCCGCCACAGAAACCTGTGAATTGTTGATTAAATTGTGAACCGAGCTGCACGTCACGGTGATCGTGGCCGTTCCATTCGCCACTATCGACAGGACGGGCAGGGGGACTGCGTAGGCCACTGTCCCCTGCAAGGGCATGATTGCGGCCTGCTGGAGGCCCACGGGCACCCCAATAGGCTGCGTGGTGATGTCCACGCCATCCTGCGTCGTGATCACAGTCGTGGCCGGGATCGGAATGCCGGTTGTGGGGTCTGTCACGGTCGCAGACGAGATCGTCAGGTCATCAGTTGACGCCGCGACGAAGTCCTGCGTGCGGGCGTTCATGATCGGCGTCGGATCCGCCGGGACAACAATTGCGCGGAGCTGCTCCTGCGGGGTGTCGTAGCAGGAGTTGCAGACAAGCAGGCGCGTGTTCAAGAGGGCGACGCCGCGCCAGTCGAACTGCCACTTGAGGTCAACGTGGTTGTAGCGGAAGCCGCAGCGGTCGCAGATCGCGTGCGCCTGCGGGTTCGTCGCGCTCGTTCTTGCCCTGCCAGCCTTTGAAGCCCAGCCCATGACGTGCCCCTACGGCCTGAAGTAGCCACCAATCTGGGGCGAGATATACTGCTGCGCCTGCTCAATGTTCTGCTCGGCGGCGATGTTGTACGCCTCGTCGGCCAGTGGCTTGAGCAATTGCATCTTGTCCGGGGCCCAGATTACAGCGAGACGCGCCGCGAGGCCATAGGCGAAGGCGTCCATCCAGAGGTAGGGGATCTCGACCTGAGTGCCGTTCTGGAGGACTGCATCCTGCACCTGCCGGACGCGGTAATATTTCAGGTTCTGCGCGCTCGAACCGTCCGGGACGGGCCACAGCGTGACGGTGGGCTTGTTCGGCGAGACCGTGCCAATCAGGCGGTCAAACCAGAACGTCGTCGTGAAGCCCTGCTGCTCCTTGTTGGGGTAGGATGCGTATTCGGTGCGGCTGACGGGCATGATGATGCGATCAATCGGCGCACCGCCGCCGTTGTCAATCTCCATGTATGCGTCGAGGATCATCACGGTGTTCAGGTCAACGTCGTAGGACGCCTGACCCTGCACCAGAGCGACCGTGACGAGGTCCACGGCCCAGAGGTTGACGCCCCTGTTGGACCAGTTGGAGCAGAGCATGTTGGCGGCCATGCGGGCCGCCTCCATGTGCTCCTGAAGAAGCGCAGTGTTCCGGACCCCAATGAGATTGTACGCGTAGAGCGTGATCTCGCCGAGCGACGGATTGAAATTGTATGTGCCGCTCGTTGCCATGTGAACCTCGATCTCTAGAGACTATACCAGCTCTTCAACCGGCGGCACAGGCTCCGGCGCGGGCGTCGGGATGTTCCACGGCAGGGGCGGCATGACAGGCAAGTCGGGTGCCTGCTGGGCGGCGATGGCCGCGTCGCAGTCAGCCTGAGCCTTGGCGATACCGTCCGGGCCGAGCGCGGTGGCGACCCAGCCGTTGACCTGATCGAGCGTTAGGTCCGCATATGCGGTAAACGGTGTCCCGGCGACGTAGGTCGTGTCAACCGAGCCGTAGGCGGCGGCGTTGTACGTGCCGTCTGTGGCTGACAGCACCCATGAAATGCTAAAGACCACATCTGTCTCGCCTGCATATTCCGGGTACGCCGTCATGGAGTTTACGGCCCACTGGTAGGAATTTGTCATTGTGTCGGCTCCACGGTCTGGGACGCCTTGGCGGCCTGTTCCAGTTTCTCAAAGAGCACAACGGCGGCCTTGGCACCCTGAATGCCGGTCGCCTTGACGGCGGCGTCCAGCAGTGCGCCCAGCGCGTTGGCTTCTTCGTTGGTGAGATTGAGCGTGATCATGTCAGGTTCCGTTAGACGAGGCAGGGGACGCGGTATGCAGTGCCCGTGCTGTCGTAGATGGTGATGTAGCCTGTTGGTACAACCGTGCCAGCCGTGTAGGCCGTATCGGTGGTTAGCTTGCCCTGCACGGATGCAAAGGCGCTGTCGTCAGCGAGGCGAGCCTGAAGAGTGGTGCTGGAACGCTTGAGGGCGGGGAAGGACGAGGTCTGACCGCCCAAGAACATTATGGTGTTTGTGGTGTTGGCGTTAACGCCCCACACGTTTTGAGTGCCATAAAAAGCAAGCGTAAAAGCATTGCTAGAACTTGCGTCTCCGGCGTAATAAAACCCAAAACCTGCCCAATTTCTATCCGAAGCGTTTCTACCAAAACTTATATAGGCGGAGCCTCCTGCCCCCAAAGTAGGTGCAAGAAATGTTGCGATTTCGGAGCCGCCAGACATTATGGCATTTATCGGAGCCTTGTTTCCAACGCTTGTAAAGGTAGACTCGCCATTTTGGCCAATCGTAAGCACCGTCTGCAACGTATTCTGCGCCGAGCCAGAGCCACCAGCCGGAGCCACTTTGAAGACGATGTTGCCACCAACGCCCGTGCCAGTACCCTGCGCGCCTGTGATCGTGAACGGGTACGCCGCAGCGGATGCGTTAGTCTGCCCTGCGACAATGCTCTGAACGGAGAGCGTCTGTGCTACGGGCGCGGCTGCGTCTGCGGCACCAAGCTGGATGTTGGCGGCTCCCTTGCGGGTAAGGATGGTGTCTGTAGAATTTACATAGTATGTGCCTGCCATAAATGGTACGAACGTAGATGCAGAAGCGCTTCCTGCAAAAGCGTACAAGCTATCTGTATTATACCCCAAACCTCTCGCGCCGACTATCGAACCCGCAGAACCAATAAAAATACCTGCAAAAGACGAGCCGGGCCGCCCGCCAAAAAGCATAGCGCGCGAAGTATTTCCGGCGGGTATCAAATTTACGTCGCCGTTTCCGTCTAGGTAAAAACCAGTATTTGTAGCTGAACCAAAGCTATACGAAGGCACCGCAGAACTACCGTTTGAAACGCGGGCGGCACCTGTTTTTGATATAGAGAATAGGCTGCTCCCATTAACCTGAAGGTCCATCAGCAATGACGCAGCAGCACTATTTGCATCAGAGGTTCCGGCTGCATTAAACTTCATGCCCGTAAACGTGATGCCAGAGCTGTTCCACGTCTGCGTCAGGTTCAGTACGGGCGCATCAGCCGTCAGCGTGTCACCCGTCAGCGACGTGGACCCCAGCAGCGTCGTGGCGACAGTCTGGGTCGAGTAGACGGACGGGTCCGTAGTGGCCTGACTGTCCGCGCCAAACAGGAACCCCGTCGTCGGCAGCGACGTATCGGGCGTGAGGGTTTTAAGGTTAATTTCGGCCATGTGTTAACCCCAGATTAAGTAGTTTGCACCACCCCAAACCAAGTAAACGCCATCACCCCAAGAGAGGCCATAGCCAGTGGGGCCGGGGGCAATACCAAACCCGCTGAAGTACAAGCCCCCGCCACGGGAAAGCCCGCCGCCGGGGGACAGGCCAGTCCCTGTGGTTAGCTTGTTCCCAGTGGAGAGGCCACTCATTTATTTCGGCCCGTTTGAGCTTTGCAGGAAGGTCGCCGCCACGCTGCCTGTGCCGCTATTGATCAGGATGCGGGCGTAGACGGGCGAAAACATGAAGTTACTCTGCTGCGTGGCAGTCGCGCTGACGACCGCGCTGTCGGACGAGCTGACCCAGACCACACTCGCCGGGGCGACCGGCGTGATCGGGTCGTAGGGGTCGTTCAGCGTCGTCTGCACGGTGTAGTTGATTGTGCCGGTGACGTTGCACTGGAGGGAGATCAGGCT